AAACGACGCCAAGGCCAACGGCGACAATGCGGACCCGAGCGAACCCGGGCAGGCGGCGTAAATGATCTACTGCGACCAGGACGACATCGTCGCGCGCATCACGCTGGATCTGCTGATCCAGATGTCCGACGACAGCGTGCCCCCGGCCAATGTGGGCACCGTCGTCCTGGGCGCGATCATCGCCGAGGTGGGCGAGATCATCGACGGCCATTTGCGCGACCGGTACATCCTGCCGCTCTCGCCGATCCCGACGCTGCTCACCTCCATCGCCTGCAACCTGGTGATCTACAAGTTGTGGGCCAGACGGCCCGAAACCCACGGCGAAGCGCCCAAGAGTGTCGTCGCGGAACACAAGGACGCGCTGGCCATGCTGCGCCAGATCCAGGCCGGAAAGCTCACCCTCGGGATCACGGACTCGCCCATTCCCGAGCCGCGCGAGGCCGAGTTCCTGACCAACAAGACGTCGTTCGACCGGGAATTCTCACACGCACGGTTGCGTAGGTACTAGCTATGATCCCGGAAATCGTAAATGCGATCGTCGCGAGGCTGCAGACTGCCTTCCCGGATTTGGAAGTCGCGCCCTGGCCCGAGAAGGTCGAGAAATTCCGGCTGACGCATCCCCAGGGCGCGCTGCTGGTCGCCTATCGTGGCGGCAAGTACTCCAAGCCGCTGACCACGGATGCGATCGTCCAGACGCGCAGGATGGAATTCGTGATCACGATCCAGGCGAGGTCGCTGCGCTCGAATCTCGGGGCCTACCAGATGCTGGAAGGGACGGCGGCGGCACTGACGCGCTTCGATGCCTGCGGCGTCAAGCTCTATCCCGTCGACGAAGCATTCGTCGATTTCGAGAACACCGTGTGGGTCTACGCCATGCACTTCGCCGGCGACGCACCGGCGATCGCGGGCTGTTCGCGCGAACTGGACGAGATCAACGCCGCACCCACGGCCACGCAAGCAACGTTCCAAGGCGATGGCGAGACGCTCGTCATCGGAGGATAGCCATGAAAACGTATATCTACCAAGGCCCCATAAGCTCCATCACGCTGCCCGGGCCGTCCGGCAAGATCGAGCGCATGCTGCACCCGGGCCAGAAAGTGGATCTCCCCGAGACCAACGGCTGGGTCATCTCGGCCGTGGCGCAAAAGCTCCTGGTCCCGGCCCCCGCGCCGGCCGCGGGCGCGGCCCAGGCGAAACCGGCCACACCGGCGAGCGCGCCCAAACCGGCCGCGCCGGGGATGCCCACCGGGCCCATGACCTCGGCCACGATCGAGAAGGAGGGCGGCAATGCCAGCTAACTTCCTGCACGGCGTCGAGACCATCGAAATCACGACCGGCGCCAATCCGATCGTGGTGGTCAAGACCGCCGTCATCGGCATCGTCGGGACCGCGCCGATTTACCAGTGCGATCCGGCCAACCAGACGACCAACACGCCGGTCCTGATCCTGAACGACCAATCGGCCGCGGCCTCGTTCGGCGTCGACACGCCGGGCTACACCATCCCGTCTGCCATCAACGCCGTTCTGGATCAGCAGGTCAACGGCCAAGGCGCGGGCGCGATGATCGTGGTCAACGTGTTCGATCCCACGATCCACAAGACCGCCGTGGCCAGTCAGCCCCTAGCCTTCGCCAGCGCCGGCACCCTCGCGCTCGGTTATCCCGGCGTGAGCAGCGTCGTGGTCAAGAGTTCCAACGGCGAGACCACGTATGTGGCAGGCACGGATTACAGCCTTGATGCCGTGAACGGCATTCTTTCGATCGTGACCGGCGGCGCGATCGCGGCCGGTGCGACGGTCGAGGTCAGCTTCGACTACGCCGATCCGAGCAAGGTCCAGACCAGCGACATCATCGGCGCGACCGACGTCTCGGGCAACCGCACCGGGTTGCAGGCCCTGCTCAATTCCTTTGGACTCTTCGGGTTCAACCCCAAAATCCTGATCGCCCCGGGCTTTTCCCAGTTGGCCTCGGTGGCGGCCGCCATGGATGTCGTGGCCCAGGCCATCCGGGCCGTGGAGCTGGTCGACGCGCCGATCGGCACGACCTTCCAGCAGGTGCTGGCCGGGCGCGGCCCTTCCGGCGACATCGCCTTCGACACCAGCTCGGAACGGGCGATCCTGTGCTATCCGTATGTTTCGGCCTTCGACACCGCGACCAACGCCGACGAGCTGCAGCCGTTCTCCCAATGGTTGGCCGGGCTCATCGCGGCCACCGACCTGGCCTTCGGCTATTGGTATTCGCCCTCGAACAAGCAGATCCAGGGCATCGACGGCGTCGAGCGCATCCTGACCAGCATGATCAACGACCCGAATTCCGAGGTCAACCAGCTCAACTCGGTGGGGATCGTCACGATCATGAACTACTACGGCACGGGCCTGCGGAGCTGGGGCAACCGGAGCGCCGCGTGGCCGACCGAGACCGCGCCGAAAAACTTCATCTCCATCAGGCGCACCGCCGATGTGATCGAGGATTCCATCGAGTACTCCTCGCTCCAGCGCCTCGACCAGCCTATTACCAACGCCTGGATTTCCCAGGTGTGCGAGGACGTCAACAGCTTCTTTCGCACGCGGGTGGGCCAGGGCGCGCTGATCGACGGCAAGTGCTGGTACGATCCGACCCTCAACCAGCCCAGCGAACTCGCCCTCGGGCACATCGTGTTCTCCTACAGCTTCATGCCGCCCCCGCCGGCCGAGCGCATTACGTTCCAGTCGCTCGTGGACATCAACTACCTGAATGAGCTCGGCACCCCGAGCGTGAGCTAGGGAGGACATCATGGCCATCATCACGGTCAACCGGCTGCCCAACTGCAACGTCTACGTCAACGGGGGCCAGATGCTCGGCCGCGCCGAGGAGGTGGATCTGCCAGACATTAAAACCGTGCAAGCCGAACACAAGGCCGTCGGGCTGATCGGCAAGCTGGAGCTGCCCAGCGGCCTGGACAAGCTGGAAGCGAGTTTCAAATGGAACTCGTTCTACAGCGACGTCTTCACCGCGATCGCCAATCCGTTCACGGCCGTGAGCATCCAGGTGCGCGCGTCGCTCGAAACCTGGGCCGGCGGCAGCCGGGTGAGCGAAGTGCCGCTGATCGTGTTCCTGACCGGCACGTTCAAGGAGTTCACGGCGGGCAAGTTCAAGCAGCACGAAAACGCCGAATTCCCGAGCAAGATGAACGTCACCTACATCAAGAAAATCGTGAACGGCGTGGACATTTACGAAATCGACGTCCTGGCCAACATCTGGAAGGTCAACGACGTGGATCTCCTGGCCACCTATCGCACGAACATCGGCGGCTAGCCGCACAAAAGAAGGAGTAGACCGTGGACATGACCCCCGAAGACGACGCCCAGATCACGGGCAGCGAAGACCAAACCCAGTCCGGCGATCCCGGCGTGGACGCCTCCCAGGCGGCCGCCCTCCTGCAGAACGCCGTGTCCGCGAGCAGCGCGACGGCCACGGACGCCGCGCCGGCCGCCGCGCCCAAAAGCGGCGAGAAGACCATCACCTTGTCCGACGGCCGCGTGGCCGTGATCCGGCCCGGGAAGGGCAAGGATCTGCTGAACGCGGCCCGCGCCTCCGGCGGCGACCAATTCAAGGTGATGTTCGCCATCGTGGCCGCGTTGACCACCATCAACGGCAACGCCCTTCCCATGGAGGACTACCTCGAAATGGATCTGCCCGACGTCATGGCGCTCCAGGCGGAGGTCGGGGGCGGTTTTTTGTCCTGACCGAGCGGGAGATAATCCATCTGGCCCACATCACCGGATGGTCGCATGCCGAGCTGATGGACATGGATATGGCCGAACTGGCCAGATGGGCGAAAGAGTCCGTCGCATATCATAACGATATGAACCGGACCTGAGAAAGGGGCGGCTTCGGCCGCCCCAACCGGCTGGGAGAATTCATGGACACGATGACAAAGCTCGGCATTTTGCTCATCGCCAACGACCAGATGAGCAAGGTCGTGGGCGCTGCGCTCGGGAATGCCACAAAGGGCTTTGGCCTCCTCACCTCCAAGGCCGATGAATTCAGACGCAAGCTGGAGCAGACCGGCACCGTCATGAATTTCATCGGGCATCAGATCCTCGAAAAAGCCGCAGGGCCGATCCAGGCCTTCTCCGACATCAACGAGGCCAGCAACAAGCTCCGCGTGGCCATGATGAACAACAAGGGCGAAGTCAGCTCCTATTTCGGGGAAATAGACCAGGTCGCGCGCAAGATGGGCACGGAATTGGCTTACAATGTCGGCCAAATTTACGATGCCAGCACCGCCTTGATCGAAAACGGCATGGCGATCGAAAACGTGGCCAAGGGCACGGAAGCCGCATCCAAGTTGGCCCAAGTGCTCAATCAAACGCCAGCCTATGCCGCCGAGATGGTGGCCAAATTCCGCGAGGCCTTCAACCTGTCCGAAAACGAGTTCGTCAAGATGGCCGACATGGTCCAGAAGGCCAAGTTCGCTTATGGCCTTGACGCCTCGGAAATCAAATACGCCGCCGCGTATTACGGCCCGATGCTCGATATGATCGGCCAGAAGGGCGCGGCCTCGGCCAAGATCATCTTCGCGTTGCAGGGCGCGGCGCGCCAGATCGGCATCGACGGAAGCCAATTCGGCACCGGCTTGCGCCAGATTCTCGGGCGCATGTCGGTCATCGCGCCACGCCTCGGGCGCCACTCCAAAATCATGCAGCTCGTCAACGAAGACCTCAAGAAACACGGCATCGCCCTGGATTTTTTCACCAGCGAAGGGAAGTTCGCGGGTTGGTCCAATTTCTTCACCCAGATGCACAAGCTCGATGTCCTTTCCCACGAAGATAAGGGAGCCGTGTTCAAATATCTTTTCGGTGATGAGTCCGAGGGCATCGCCAACCTCATGGCCAAGCTCGGTCCTGAAGGGGTGCAGAAGTGGATCGACAAGATGAACCACCAGGCTTCCCTATCCCAAAGAATCAACCAGAATATGACAAGTCTGGAGAAGACTTGGGCGGCCTTTACAGGCACCATGAAAAACTTTTGGGCTGCGGTGGCCGCCCCTGCCATGGAAGCGCTGCTCCCAATGATTAACGCATTGAATACCTTCCTGGGGGACACGCTGCAACCTTGGATCGAAGAGAACAAGACCCTTTTCAAGTGGATCGGCTTCATCACCCTGGCGACCGGTGGCTTGCTCGTGGCCGTCGGGTCGCTTTGCATCGGGCTGGCCATGTTCTCCAAGATCGTAGGTTTCGGATGGAGCGGCCTGGTTCTTTTCGGCAAGCGCATTTCCCGAGCGGTCAGTCTGCTGGCGCTCCTTGCTCGGGGCTTGGCCATGGCGGTCGTGCGGCTCGTCTATTTTGGGGTCGCTGCCGGCGTGTATGCCGTGAAAGGCCTGATCGCTCTCGCTCGGGGCTTGGCGACCGCGACCCTCGCGGCGGCCAGATTCGCCATCGCCCTCCTGGCCAATCCGATCACCTGGATCGTTCTCGGAATTATCGCTCTCTGCGCCGCAGTCTATCTCATCTACAAATACTGGGGCCCCCTTTCCGAATGGCTCAAAAATTTGTGGGATAAAATCGTCGCCGGTTTCAGTGGCCTCTGGGAAAGTTTCAAGAACGCCGGCGCGAAGATCATCGGCAGTTTGTGGGAGGGCATCAAGTCCAAGGTTTCGTGGCTCATCGAAAACGTGAAGGGAGTGGCGGCCAAGGTGATGAATTTGTGGCCGCAATCCCCGGCCAAAGACGGTCCGCTGCGCAATCTTTCCCGTGTGAACATCATCGGCGAGCTGGCCAAGACGATCAATGCGGCTCCCCTGGTCAAGGCCATGTCGGGCGCGGCCGCCGCCGGGATGCTTGCCCTTTCCCCCATGGCCCAGCCGGCCATGGCCATGCCGCCCCTCGCGCCCAGGATCGCCTCCAGCTCGGTCTCGGCCTCGGGTAGTGGCATCACCGTCCACTATGCGCCGCAGATCACCATTTCCGGCCACGCCGGGCCCGGGGTGCGCGACGACATCATGGCCGCCCTGCGCGCCCATAAAACCGAGCTCGTGGCCATGATCGAAGAGGCTCAGCGACGCCGCGCGCGGAGGGTGTACTGATGTTCGCCCAGTTCGGTTCCGTGGCCTTCGAGCTGCTGCCTTTTTGCGAGGATATGGAGTCCGCGCGGGAGTATAGCTATCCCGAGCACGCGGTCATCGAGGGCAAGCCGAAGTTGCAGTTCACCGGCACGGGCCTGGAAAAGCTGACCATCAAGCTGGTCTTCCATGCATCCTTCTGCGTGCCTGAAACCGAGATGAAGAAGCTGCGCGACTTGGCCAACCAAGGCCAAGCCCAGCCGCTGGTCTTCGGCTCCGGCGTCTACAAGGGGCGTTACGTCATCACCGCGATCAAGGAAACGACGCGCTGGACCGATCCCCAGGGCCGCGTCATCGACCTCTACGCCACGCTCTCGCTCAAGGAGTTCGCCGGCGATAGCAGCGCCGCCGTGACCGGCGTGGCCGTGAGCAACGGCCTGACCACGGTCGGCGATTCCAAGATGCCCATCTCGGCCCCGGCTCCGGCCGTCGATGTCGTCAGCCCCTCCACCAAGACGAGCTTGAGCGGCGTCCTCTCCGGCCTGGGTATCACGTCCTCGAACATCACCGGCGCGATCAACGTCATTTCCAAGGCCTCCGAGCTCGGACGTCTGAGCCAATCCGAGATCATCGGCGCGTTGCCGTCGCTGATCGCCGGCGCGTCGAACAACGGGCTCTCCGGTGTGCCCGGCCTCGCGTCGCTCGCGTCCGCATTGCAGATCGCGGCGTCCTCGCGCCTGGACACCGTGGGCGCCATCTCGTCCGTGGCCAGTTTCTTGAGCGACCTGCCGAACGTCGTGACGCCCAATCCGGCCGCGAGCGATCCCTTCGATGCCGCCGCCACGCAGATCCGCGCGACGGTGGGCACGAACCTGTCTCAATACGCCACGCTGTTTCCCAATTCGGACAGCCAGTATTTCGCGCGTACGCTTACCGGCAGCCAGCCGCTCTATCGCAGCATCCAAAGCATTTCCCTGGCCCAGGCCGATAGCGTTCCGGCCGATTCGTCCCTCTTCGGCGTCTCGCTCAAATCGCTCTTGAGGGTGGCATGAGCACCACGGCCACAACCACCACGACCACGACGGCGGTCTTGCATGTCACCTCCGAAGGCGAGCGCTGGGACCAGCTTGCCTACAAGTATTATGGCGATCCCTTCGGCTATGAACGCATCATCGAAGCCAACCCGGCAGTGGCCATCTATCAGATCCTGCCGCCCGGCATCTCACTGTACATCCCGGTGATCGACCAGGCCACGGCGAGCGCCTCAACCACGAGCCAGAATCTGCCGCCATGGAAACAATAAACGTCCTCCAGCCGGTCTGGAATCTCACCTATGGCGGCAAGAACATCACGGCCGCGGTTTCCCCGTATGTCGTGTCCGTGACCTACACGGACCACGTGCACGGCGAGTCCGACGAGCTGGAAATCGTGTTCGAGGACGCCGGCGGCGGCTGGAAGAACGCCTGGTATCCGGAAAAGGGCGACCGGGTCTCGCTCGAATTCGGCTACGCCGGCGAAACGCTCGTCCCGGCCGGCGACTTCGAGGTCGAGGAGATCGAGGCTGCCGGCGATGAAACGGCGGGCGACACCCTCACCGTCCGCGCCTTGGCGTCGGGCGTCTCGACGCCGCTTCGCACAAAGCATTCCAACGCCTATGAGGGCACCACGCTCGCCGGCATCGCCGGCCAGGTCGCGGCCAAGCACAGCCTCACGGTGGTGGGAACGATCGAGGACGTGCCGATCAAGCGCATCACCCAGAACCAGGAGAAGGATCTCGCGTTTCTCAAGCGCGTGGCCGCGTCCTATGGCTACGTGTTCACGGTCAAGGGCAGCCAGCTCGTATTCTCGAAAAGAAGCGACCTGGCCATGGCCATGCCGGGCATCAGCATCGATCGCATCGACATGATCCGCTACTCGATCAAGGACAAGGGCGTCGGAACGGCCAAGGCGGCGCACGTCGCCTACAACGATCCCAAGACAGGCGAGCTCATCCAGGACCAAGAAGATCCGGAGGTCGGCGATGACGACTAGCCCGAGCAATCTTTCGCTCATGACCAGCGGCGACGTGGGTTCGAGTTCCGCGACCGAGCCGGACGACATCGAAACCACGGACGAGGTCAAGCTGACCGACCGCGTCGAGAATCCGGCCGATGCCAAGCTCAAGGCCAACGCCGCTTTGGAAGACGCCAACAACAAGCGCTACGAGGGCCAGATCGAGATCGAAGGCAATCCGCTCTTCGTGGCCGGGAACACGGTGACCGTCACCGGTGTGGGGAAGCTGGACGGCAATTACCTGATCGAATCGTCGAAGCACACCATGCTCAGGGATGGCGGCTATACCACGGTCGTCGAGGTGAACCGTGCTTAAATTCGGCCGTGTCCAGGCGATCGACAACGCCACGCAGCGCGTGCGCGTGCAGTTCGCCAGCGACGAAAACATGGTTTCCTACTGGCTGGCCATGATCTCGCGCAAGACGCTCAAGGATCAGATCTACTGCATGCCTGACACGGGCGAGCTCGTAGCCTGCCTCATGGACGCCAACTGCGAGGAGGGGGTCGTACTCGGGGCGATCTATTCGCAGGCCGATCCCACGCCGATCGCCGATGACGATAAGGATTACCACCGCTATTCGGACGGCACCTGGTTCGAGTATGACCGCGCCAATCATGTGTTGACCGGCGATATCCAAGGCGCGGTCAACATCAGTGTCCTCAAGGACGTCGACCTCACCGTGCAGGGCGCGCTCACGGCGCAGGCCGAGGGCAACGTCACGGCGACCTCGGGCCAGACGCTTTTTTTGCGCGCGGCCCAGGCCATCGTCATTGAGACTCCGGAGATCCTCTGCGGGGGTTACGAGGGCGGCGAGCTCGTGGGCACGATCACCGCCAACCTGAACATGATTGGCGACCTGGCCATCCAGGGCAACAATAGCGTCACGGGCAATGTGAGCGCCGGAGCGACCGTCAGCGCGGGCTCCGATGTGACCGCCGGCCAGGATATGACCGCCGGCCGCAATATTATCGCGGCAGGCACGATCAGCGACGGCGCGGGCGAGGTGGCCAATGTCGGTGGTTAATATCGGGACCATCACCTCGGCGGATTGGTCGCCGGAGGTCGGCGCGATCGGCCAGATCGTCGAGAATCTCGCCGACATCGCCCAGGCCATCAACATCTTGTTGCAGTCGCCCAAAGGTTCGGACCCCCACCGACCGACCTTCGGCTGCGACGCCTGGCAGTATCTCGACGCACCCACCGACACGAGCGCCCCGAACATCATCCGCGAGGCAACCGACGCGATCGCCCTGTGGGAGCCCCGCGCCACGTTGACGAGCATCACCTGCCAAATCAACAACTCGACCGTGGTCCTGTCCCTCCAGTGGACGGCCACG